TTCTAAAATGACTTGACAACCACCAGAAAAAGTATATAATAAAAATATAAACAAACAATAATAAATGAAAGGAATAAACATGATAAGAATTGAAAGCAATAAAACACTTCTTACTGATAAAGAGCTTACAGATATCAAGAAAAGCTCATACGATCAAGGTGTCATTGATGGAGTGAAGTTAGGTACTGGTGCTGTATTGAAAAACATAAATGCACTTAATCCAGAAGACATCGAAGATTTCAACAAAAAGAAAAAAGAAATAATCGACTTCTGTTTGAATGTAATAGCAGTCGAAGGAAAAGGAGCGAAACAGAAAATTGGAAAGAATGGCAATAACTAAACATGCAATGACTCGCTATGCCGAAAGAATTGCCGGAAGAGATGAGTTAATTGACATCAATATTTACATAGCTCAGAATGAGGATAAGATCATTGATGACATTAACAAGATGTGCGAACACTCAGAACTGATTTACACGGGAAAAGTTGGAAACCGTGACAATAACCCAGTTAATGTATACTTATCAGGAACATGGATTATTTTGACTGACTTAACAGAGTCAAAGGTTATTACTCTGTATAAAGTAGAATTGTATGTTGGTGAAGAATTCAACAAACAGTTTATTCAGAAGAATCTTGATAAGCTGGCAGAAGACAAGAAAATTCTGGAAGCCAAACGTGCAGAAATCGCAGAGGAAAAATCTGCATATCAAGAAATCATTAAAAGCAATGAGGATCTGATTAACGAATATCGTGGTACAATCAAAATGCTTGAAAGAAATAACGCAGACTACAAGGATGCCATTGAAAGCATGGATGCTAGGTGTTCAAAAGCGGAGCTTGCGGTTAAACGGGATATTGAAGCTCTCGTAATGAGAAGAGAGTTTTAAAATTTGTTACAATCAAGCAATAATAAATGAAAGGAAATACAATGTATAAACAAGTGATTGTAGTAAACAAGAGTTTAAACATGAGTCCAGGAAAACTGGGAGCTATGGTAGCACACGGAGCTACCTCGTTCTTTTGTGAGTGGTTCAAGAGAAATGTTGCCACTTCAAATGAAACCTATAATGACTACTCAATCAATCCAAATGCAAGAGTTGATAAGGAACTTTTTGCTCAGTGGATTAGTGGTAGTTTTACTAAGATTGTGCTTGAAGTGGAAGATGATGCAGCAATGAAAACAATCATTGAAAAGGCACATGAATATGGGATGGTCAACAGACAGGATTTCTTCAATATTGTAGATGAATCAACAGAATTTCTTGATATTCCACAGTGGGCGGTAATCGCATTTAAACCTATGGAAGCAGAAAAGATTGATCCGATTACGGGGGAACTAAATTTATACGGTTACGAAGAAAAAATGCCGATGGAATGGGAGAATTGATATGTTTGATTTTTTCAAGAAGAAAACTATAGAAGAGAAAATGGACATTATTAAAACTTCATATGAAAAACAACAAGAATCTATGGTGGAGTCAAAAAGTCCAGGTGAAAAATATATCTGGGTAGAAGGTTTCAAAGGCACGCAAGAGAATATGTGTTGTACGGTTACATATCCAAAAATGTGTGGATTTAGTGTCAATCACGAAAGAAAGACAGAACAGTACGAACTCAATGTGCCAAAGATATTAGAAGGTGATCCAGCAGTCGGTAGAAATGGTTTTCATTTCTGCAAAGATTTAGACGATGTTTTCCGATATTACCCATTTGATTTTCACAATAGATATTTCAAAGTAAAAGCTCTTGTGAAAAAGGAAGAGTATAATGATAGACTTTTTGTAGCTTTAGTAGCAAAAGAAATTATTTTGTATGAAGAAGTTTTCCCGGAATATGAAGATGTGAAACAATATCTTAAATGCACGTCAAACAGATATCACGAACCATATCAATTTACCGAAGAAGACTTTAATGGCGCAAAAGAAATGAGCAAAGAGGTGTATTTTAAAAATAAGTTTATCTCTGCATTGGTCAAATTAGGTCACTCGCATTTATTATCAGAATTGGTAGTAGAACAGTGTTCTTGTGATGTTGCATACATGAAACACATAATAGATGTTGCCACTGCATTGAAAGACGAAGGGGTTTCAAGAGACATGGCTGCCTATATACTCTTAGGAGGTATACATGAAGTTAAGTGAAATAGATGATTGTAGTATCTGCCCATTACCAGGCGAAGGTCTTTGCCCTGGCGGTATGGTTTGCTATGGTGGAGAACCAATTGAACCACCATGTACAAGTTGGGATGGAGATGAGGATGTCGAAGACTATATTGAGTCCGTACATGCCAGTATCTTAGAAAGAGAAGAATATGAAGATCGTTTGCGAGAAGAAAGAGAAAAGAAGAAACGAAAAAATGAAATCGCCAAACGGAAACGCCAATATTTGAATATTTATTGCTACTCAGAGAAACATGATGTTAAGTCATTAAAAAAACAGATAAAGAGCTATGAAAGTATTGAACGATTTGCAGACTCTATGGCAACAGCATTTAATGTAACGAATGAAATGTTCAGATATCCAGAAAGAAAAGAAGTTAATCCAGAGATTACAGAAAGATTGAAGTCTCTTCGGAAGAAGCTAAAAGAGGCAGAGCAGAAGCTAAAGGACAAGCAGAAAGAATGTAGAAATACAGAAAAATATAAATCTATAGGGAAGGAACAGGAAGATGAAGAAAAACATTAAGAAAATCGTAGGCGTTATTGCTTGCGTGACGTTACTGTGTGCAATGACAGGTTGTGCAATGTTGGATTCTGCCATTAACGATTTAAAGGGTAGTCTTATCGGTAATGGATATGTAATTGATACATATGACAATTATGGTAACAAAGTAATGACAACAACCGGCGATAAAATCAATATTGAAGGAAATCCAGTTGAAACAACAAGCTACGATAGTTCTGGCGATATCATTACTGGCTATGAGCTGTCATCTATAATTACTATCAATATTGATGGCAAAGAAATCCAAAGCTGCGGAGATACATGCATTTTTGAGCAGAAAGGACTTAATGCAGAAGTTGATTTTCAGCAGGAAAATATCTACAGCAATACAAATGGCAGCATTGCAGACAATACATATATTGCCGGTATCGTAAACAAGTACAAGAACATGTTTGGTAAGTCAAGAATTGTTGTTGTAAAATCTCAGCTTGGACAGCCTATAACAGCTTATTCAGGCGATGAAGTATACTGGGAAATTCCAGACGATTTACCGAAGATGACAAAACTCATGATTGATGGTAAAGCCCTTTATATTCACAGAGCAAATTTCCAGATCATCGACAAAGCGTTACTTGATTAAATTAGATACAATTATAAACATACTATAATAAATGGAGCAATATATGAAAGTTTTTATTTCAAAGAGAAAGCTAGTCAATGAATTTGCAAAAGAACTGGCGTATCTACAGATTAGAGCAGATTGGTGGCATTATGCATCGAGAGCCGAGGACAAATACAGTCAGAATATGTCAAGTAAAATGCTTGACGATGTGGCAGAACTTCGTTGCATATGTTCTAATTTAGGCATCATGAAAGCAGTATATGAAAAAGCATATAAAATCTATGATTTCAGAAATAGTGGGAAGAAAGGTTTCGTGCCGGATGTCAATCTCATTAAGAAATTGAATAAAGAATTTTGTGAACCAATGAAGAAGAAAAGACCAATTTAACGGAGGGTAAATATGACTCAAATGACTGTAGATAGAGTTAAGCGTGTGGCTCTTGAAACTATTGAATCTGAAATACCAGATGTTGACTATGGCTACGATTACGAAAAAGACGTTGCTTTAGCTTTTATGTATAGAGTTGAAGGTATCGTTGCTTTAGCCAATAGGTTAGCGGAAGAATGTGCTGATGGATAAATATGAAGACAGATAAGAGAAAAGAAATTACAAAAATTCTGTCTCTATCAATTCAAAAGCACATAAATCCACGCAATGACTCTAGGATATATTGGTCAAGAGAAGTCACGTTTGACTACAGAACCAAGAATGCCAAAAGAGTTGATTATATGAGATTCAAGCCAGTAAATAACACGGTTGGAGGAATCGAAAAGGGAGATTTTTACTGTTATGAGGTCAAGTCTTCCGTAGCAGATTTCCATTCTAAAAATGGGCATAACTTCATCGGAGATTGGAATTACTACGTGATGCCAAAAGAAGTATTCGATGAGGTTAAGAAGGAAATTCCGTATGGTGTTGGTGTATTAGTTCCCAGTGGTCGTTGCCACTCCGGGAGCTGGTACGACTTGAAATACATAAAGAAAGCTAAAAGAATGAACAGAGAAAAGCCTATCTCAGAAATGCTATTGATGATGTTTAGATCGGCTGCAAGGGATAGGAATGTAGAGTAGGAGAAGAGAATGAAGAAAAAGATGATGGTTTGGATTTTTGCCATACTTTTATGTTTTTCTTTGGTTGGTTGCAAGGCAGGAGAAAGTAAATCTAAATATCCATATGTTACAGTAAAAAGAACAATGTGGAGGAATGATAACACAGATATAGATATTGGTGGTGAATATGAACTTAATGATTTTGATAAAGAAACCACTGAAAATGGCTGTACCGTAACACTCAATTTTGATTTGAAGAGTAAGAAAAAGAATAAATCTACATCTGAAACAACCAAAAAAGAAAATGATACTGTGCAAAAATCCAATTCACAATTCAAATTGGATGTTGAGCCAGTCCTACAGTTACCAGAACTTCCTACAGGTTGCGAAATTACTTCACTTGCGACTGTACTCAATTACTATGGATATGATATCAGTAAAACTCAGTTAGCAGATGAATACCTGGAATGTGGCGAAGTTGGAGATACAGATCCGAATGAGAAATTCATAGGATCACCATATGATATTCATTCGTGTGGTTGTTTCTCTAATGTGATTGCAGATGCAGCGAAGAGTTTCAGTGAGAAGAACGGCTGTAATTTCAAAGTATACAATTTATACGGATTGTCATTAGATGATTTATACAAATATGTAGAAGATGGCAAGCCGGTAGTAATTTGGTCAACTATTGACCTGAAAGAAACATACAGAAATATTACATGGGACGTTGATGGTAAAGAAATAGCATGGCGTGCAAATGAACATTGTATGGTGCTAATTGGATATGACAAGGACAATAATACTTGTATTGTTTCTGATCCGTTACAAGGTATTAAGGAATATCCGAGAGATTTATTTAATCAGAGATATGAGGAACTTGGTAAACAAGCTGTAGTAGTAGAAAAAGGTATTTAATATGTGGGATTTTGAAAAAGATTCAGACAAAACATGCTTCGACCATCTGGGTGATTATATCCCAGAAAGTATTGCAAACGAAGCGAAAAGAGAACTCAGAAGACGAGGATATTCTGAAGAGAAAATCCGTGAAGAAGAGTGGAAACGGACAAAATAACTATTTTATTTGGAATAGCTTATTTAGCCGTTTTCAGACAAAATTATGAGTAAATAATAGAAGTCTTAGTTTCTGGAATCACCTATATTACGGTGTTCCAGTATCATAGATAAAATAGTTATTAGGAGTAGTAATGGAAGTCAACGAAATATATAAAGGTGACTGCCTGGAATTGATGAAAGATATTCCAACGAATAGTGTTGATATGATTTTGTGTGATCTTCCGTTTGGGCAGACTGCCCGGAATAAATGGGATTCTGTTATACCGTTTGAACCATTATGGCAGCAGTATAACAGAATTATTAAAGATAACGGTGCAATCGTACTGTTTGCAAACGGAATGTTCACGGCTGACTTAATGCAAAGTAACAGAAAAATGTGGCGGTACAATCTTGTGTGGGAGAAAACACAACCGACAGGATTTTTGAATGCTAAGAAAATGCCACTTAGGGCGCATGAGGATATTTGCGTATTTTATAAGAAATTACCTACATACAATCCTCAGAAAACGACTGGACATGTAAGAAAAGTAAGCAAAGCGGAACATAAGCAGAATTGTAAAGAAACTACGGATTATGAGAAATATGGACTGACTACATATGATAGTACAGAGAGATATCCTAGATCCGTGATTAAGTTCTCAAAAGACATTCAGAAATCAGCCATCCATCCGACACAAAAACCCGTTGGATTATTGGAGTATCTTATCAAGACTTATACAAATGAAGGTGAACTGGTACTCGATAATTGTGTTGGAAGTGGCAGTACATGTGTAGCTGCACTCAATACAAACAGGCAGTATATTGGAATTGAAATGGACGATAAATATTTTGACATTGCTCAGAATAGGATTCATGATTTCAAAGAATACTTAAAACAAGCATAAATAAAGGAGAAGCAATATGTATGATGATATTGTGAAGTATATTCCATATGGCAGAGAAAATGCCATTAGTAGAGATGACTTAGCAATCAAAGTTGGCTGTTCTGACAGAATCATGCGAGATTTAATCAGTAAGGCAAGGAAGAAAACTGTCATTATCAATATCCAGAATGGTAGTGGGTATTACAGACCAACAGAAGATGATATGGAAGACGTATTGAAATACAAACATCAGGAAGAAAATCGTGCTACAGAAGTATTTGGCAATCTGCAGCCGGTAAGAGAATTCATCAGAAAATACGGTAAAGGTAAGAAAAATGCGAAAGTGTGATAGTTGTCTTTATGGAGAAAAGCTATACGATGGTACACTGATTTGCCAACACATCGTATCTATGCAAGGAAAGGAAGCCACACAAGACTATGTGATTTGTAACAGCGTTGCTAAGTGTGATTTCTTTTTAGAAACAAATATTAAATGTAGCGACTGCCAGGGTAGTTGTTATGCAATTCAAAGAAGACTTAATTGTAAGAAAATGGAGGTTTTGAAGAGTGAAAAGAGTATTGATTGTCGTTGATATGCAGGAGGACTTTGTGCGTGGTTCTCTGGGATCAAAAGATGCAGAAGCCATTGTAAGCAAAGTTAAAGCTAAAATTACCGAATACATGGAGCGTGGCGATAAGATCATCTTCACTAGAGATACACACAGAGAAAATTATCTGGAAACACTGGAAGGTAAGAATCTGCCAGTTGAACATTGTATCTATGGTACAGAGGGATGGCGAATTATTCCAGAGCTGGTTGATGACTGCAAAGAATATCCAGACTGCTCATTCATTGATAAGGTAACATTTGGATATGAGAACTGGAAAGATATTTTCGGCACTGTAGATGAATACGGTATTGAGTTGGTGGGACTTTGCACTGATATTTGTGTAGTGTCAAATGCACTTGCATTACGAATGTTCTACCCGTCCTGGAACATTTCAGTTGATGAAAGTTGTTGTGCTGGTGTGACTACTAAGAAGCATAAAGCAGCACTTGAAGTCATGGAATCATGCCAGATTGAGGTTACAAACAGCCAGAAAACTAAATAAAACTATGTTTTTATGTTGTCGGTCAAGTTCTATCGTGAAAGTCTCAAAACCCTTGATTTCAAAGGCTTTTGCGATACTACGTGTACCGCTAAATAAATCTAAACACTTCATTATAGTTTTACTTCCTTTCTCAAATTGCGTATATTACGTGATTACAAACGACCAAATCAAAACATAGATTGGTATGCAGATATCATGGAAGTAACGGCAAAAGACATTATTGAGATATTCGGTAGACCGGATGTAATTTGGGCAAGTCCACCATGTACAAGTTATTCTATCGCTGCAATATCACATCACAGAAAGAAGAATGTTGAAACCGGCAGTCTTGATCCTGTAAGTGATTTTGCAAAGCTATCTGATGAGCTTGTAAAACATACATTAGAGCTTATCAAAGAATTAAAGCCTAAGTATTGGTTCATCGAAAATCCTAGAGGCGGTATGAGAAAAATGGACTTCATGCAAGGATTGCCACGATACACAGTTACATACTGTCAGTACGGTGATACACGAATGAAGCCTACGGATATATGGACTAACCACCCGAATCCTCAATTTAAGCCAATGTGCCATAATGGTGATCCATGTCATGAGAAAGCACCCAGAGGAAGTAAAACGGGCACACAAGGGTTAAAAGGTGCTGTACAGAGAAGTGTTATACCAGAAGAATTATGTTTGCATATTGCGGATATATGTATGTAAAGTGATAGGAGGTAAATAGTTGGGAACAGAAGCTATGGAACACTTTAATATTGGTGACAAAGTTATTGTTGTCAAAAACACAGAACGTATTCCAGAGGAAGCAAGATTGGGAGAGCATGGAAAAATTGTTGGTTTTAAATCAAACGATTGTATTGTTGAATTTGATGGTAAATTATTAGGCTACATTGTTTATCATGATTTAGCAAAAGATACGTGGGAAACAATTAGATTTGAAGAAACACCAGAATGTTTTATGAAAATGGCTAATTGGGCAAGGAAAGTCAAAAGTACATTTTCGGTAGAATATGGACTTGATAATGTAACTTTCAAATTGGGAGATGACGAATTTCATTTAGGTGAAAAAATTAAATATCAGACAACAATTGATACGACAGTTGCAGTGCAAACATGCCCAAAATGTAAGGGGACTGGAATGTGCCAGATTGCGCCAGGTGTTAGAGGTATTAAAGTTTGCCCAGTTTGCAAAGGGAAAAAGATGATTACTGACAATAAAGATGTGCGAGGTAGATAGAAATGAAAGTATTTTTAGGTGGTACATGTGCCGGTTGGAAATGGCGAGATGAGTTGCAGCCATTACTTAAATGCGACTATTACAATCCAATTGTGAAGAATTGGAGCGAAGAAGACAGACTGAGAGAAGTCCATGAAAGAGAGACTTCTGATTATGTCCTGTACGGTATTACTAACGGAATTAAAGGCGTATATTCAATCGCAGAAGTTGTTGATGATTCGAACAAACGCCCGGAGAAAACAATATTCCTTAATTTGTATAAAACATATGATAGAAGCGGAGAATCTAAACAAATGGCACATAGCTTGAAAGCCGTTGAAAATATGTTAAAAGCAAATGGAGTTGTGGTATTCAGTGGTGAAAAGGCACTTCTGGAAGTTGCAAAATATTTGAATACTGTTGAGGGGTAAAATATGAAAGTATATGCAAGGACTAAGAGAATTCATGATGAGAACTGTCTTCCTGTACCATATAACGTAAATATTGCAAATGCTATTGAGGGATTTCATGACATGGGATTTGAAATACATTGTTATGAAAAACTCTCAGAAGCATACAACTTGTATCAGCAGGGGGATATTGTATTAGATGGTATTTTACAAGTAAACCATTGCCTTAACAAATTTGGGATAGTGTCAGATAACACTGATTATCCAGATGTTTTACAGAAATATCTTGGAAGAAAGATATGGACTGATAAGATTAACCATATAAATAATCATCCAGAATTATTTCCTGTTTTTGTAAAACCAGTTGTTGATAAGAAATTTAATGGTACTGTGGTACATAGTATTAAAGATTTAATTGGGTGTGGATCATGTTATGAAAATTCAGATATATTGTGTTCTGAGATAGTGGATTTTATATTTGAATGTCGTGGATTTATCTACTACGATGAGATGATTGATTTACGCCCATACAAAGGCAATTGGCGCAACATGAATTTAATTGACACAAAAATTATTGATAATGCTGTCAAAGATTTTAGCACATGGGAAGGTAGACCAAATGCATGTAGTCTTGATTTCGGGGTTACAAAGGACGGAAGAACATTATTGATTGAACAGAATTCAGCATATTCATTGGGTTGTTATGGATTGTATAGTAATTACTATGCAAAAATGATTTCTGCTTATATTAGTCAAATAAGTGGAACGGTAGATGAATGTGATTTTAGAATATATAGATAAGGAGAATTATGAGTAATTTTTATATTGCAGATTTGCATTTAGGACATGAGAATGCAATGAGAAGGTTTGACCACAGACCTTTTGAATCGTTAGAAGAACAGGACAGAGCGATTATCGCAAATATCAATAACAGAGTATCGCCACGGGATAATCTTTATTTGTTGGGTGATGTGTCATGGTATAAGCCAGATAAGACTGCAGAACTGATTAAACAGATTAAGTGTAAGAACCGATACCTGATTATTGGAAACCATGATAGTTGGATTAAAGATGGAAAATGTAAGAAATTGTTCCAGGGAATTTATGATTTGAAAAGAATCAATGATGAAGGAAGAATTGTTGTACTTTGCCACTATCCATTAGCAGTGTGGGATCAGTCGCATAGAGGCAGCTATCATTTATACGGTCATGTACATAATAATTTGAGTGAAGACGGAAAAACACCGACACACAATATCTTGTATAATGAAGAGATGAAAAATGCATATAATGTAGGGTGTATGCTGCCATATATGATGTATACACCAAGAACACTTGATTATATTCTGAAGAAGACCGGGAGGGTTTCTAGGTGAATCTAGTTGAGCATTATATACGAAGAATTATCAGTGCAACGGATATCTCTGACCGATATGAAGAAGGAATGAAAAAGTATGATCCTAACTATGAGTTAAAAGAACCGATGTATGAAGTAAAACTTGAATATGATTGTTATGGTCATATAGGCGAGTGTACTGAATGGTGGAAGAAATCATACTATATTGAAGTATTGGAAAAAGGATATTTTTTGGCATAAACAAACCAAAATAAATGTTGACATTATATAAAAATATGATATACTAAGAAAGGAGTTAGCAATGTTTGAATGGAATCCAGTTTTTAATTTTGCAATGAACATCAAACATAATTATTTGAAAAAGTTCGGCAAAGTTGAATACAAAAAATATGAGATTGAAGAGAATGATACTACCAAAACGGTATCATGCTTAGAATACTGGATTAAGACACTCAACGATGAAACAGCCAAAGAAAAAATTAAATATCTTGAAATAAATCAGGAGGGGGATCTTATCCTTGTCCGATATGGTAAATTCAGTTCAGCCGGTGATGGTCAATACGAAATTACTGTTGAAGACCTCTGGAATGCAGATAATGGATTTTTCTTGGAGTGCCGAAGTGTGGTAATCAATCTCAAAACAGAGGAAATTGTCATTGCACCATTTAAGAAGTTCAGAAACTTGAACGAGTGTCCAGAAAATGATATAAAAGTCGTGACAGAAGAAATCAAGAATGCAAAAACTGTTGAAATCACAAATAAACTTGATGGAAGTATGCAGTGTGTACGTTGGTATAACGGCGAAATCTTCATGTCTGGCAGTCAGGCGATTAACCCTGATATGTCGTGGAGATTAGCCGATGGAATTTTACGACTAACAGACAATAATAAATGCATGGCAAAAGAAAATCCAAGTCTTACATTTATCTACGAATATATTTCATTGCCAGATGCCCACGTTGTCAAATACACGAAAGAGCAAGAAGGATTGTATCTGATTGGTATTAGAGATGTAAATACCGGCAGACAGTATTCCTATAAAGAAGTTGCGGAGTATGCTGCTAAATATCATGTGCCGATGACAGAGATTTTTGACAAAACTTTTGATGAAGTATTGGAAGAAGTCAAAACAATCAAGTCGGATGAAATGGAAGGATTTGTGATTAACATTGATGGTCACATGATTAAAGTGAAAGGCGATGATTATACACAGATCCATAGAGTATTATCAAAAATTTCTTCAATCAATCTGATTATTCAGAGTGTGGCAGAAGATAAGGTTGATGATTTATATAGCAAAGTTCCGGCAGCATACAAACCAAGAGTACGGATAGTTGAGAAAATTGTTCGAGGATATATTTCAGACATGGAATCAGAAACTTCCAAATGGTACTCAAAAGCTCCAAAATCTGACAGAAAGACCTTTATGATTTGGGTACATGAAAATGTCCCACCGAAATTTAAGTCATATGTCAGAAACAAGTATTTTGGTATAGAAAACAATTATATCAAATATGGAAGTGATAAATGCCCAGGTTATAGAAAACTTAATGAAATGGGTGTAACAGACTATAAGAAAATTTTTGAAGAGAGTGAGGAAGAGTAATGGAAAAACCAACTTTCGTGATGATGGTCGGTTTGCCTGGAAGTGGAAAATCTACTTTGGCGAAAGATATAAAGGACACGTATCATGGTACAATTTTTTCGTCAGATAGTATCAGAGAAGAACTTACTGGTTCAGAAGAGTGTATGGATCAGGATAAAGAAGTATTTCAAACGCTTCATAGAAGAATTAAGGAATATCTGATAGAGCATCATGGGACAGGCGGTTGTGCAATTTATGATGCATGTAATATCAGTTATAAAAAGAGAATGGCATTCTTGCGTGAACTTAAAAAGATTGATTGCAGAAAAGTTTGCTATTTTGTATGGACTCCATATAAAATGTGTCTTGAACAGAACGAAAAGAGAGACAGAGTTGTACCGGAATATGCGATTGCACGAATGTACAAAAACATTTACATACCACAGTATTATGAAGGTTGGGACTCTATTATTTTTAATTTAAAACACGCAATAATAAATGGAGATAGCTTAACAAAATTGTTCTATGAGATGCCAAATGGACTTTGTAATATTGACCATGACAATCCACATCATCAGTTATCCATCGGAAATCATTGCATCGCATGTTATCTGAACGCTCTCACGATGACAACGGATTCGCCGGATTTCAATTTATGTACGGCAGCATTGCTTCATGATATTGGAAAGTCTTTTACAAAAGGGTATAAAGACAGTAAAGGCAATCCTTGCGAATACGCACATTACTACCAGCATCATCTTGTATCTGCATATGATGCGGTTAGATATCTCAGATTTGTAGAGGAAAATGACAGGCTTGAAATTCTTGCATTGATTCAGTGGCATATGTTCCCGTACTTCTGGGAGAAAGATAATAACACAAAGATGCAGAGCAAATACAAGAAATTATGGGGAGATGAGCTGTACGACAAAATCATGCTTCTCCATAAAGCAGATATGGAGGCACACTAAAAGATATTGAAAAATATCCATATGTATGTTGGCACAATAGATAAATAAAATTCATGTTTTAACGAAGGAGTGTGATAAATTGGCAAACAACATTGGTTATTTAACCAGTAGTAAAACGCCTGAACACCAGGAATTATATACACCATATTATGCGGTTGAACCAATCGTAAAATATATACCGAAAAGTTATAGAATATGGTGTCCGTTTGATGCTGAATGGTCTTCGTTCTATCAAACATTTAGGGAAAATGGATTTGATGTCATCAGATCCCATATAGATGAAGGGAAAGATTTCTTCTTATATGAACCTGATGACTATGATGTGATAATCTCAAACCCACCATTCAATATCAAAGACCAAATTCTCGAAAGATTATATAATCTCAATAAACCATTTGCAGTTTTGCTACCACTGAATACTTTACAGGGAAAAACTAGATATAAATATTTCAAAAATGGAATACAAATACTCAGTTTCGACCAACGGATAGGATTTCATAATAGACAAAACATGAATT